ACGACGCGCAAAATTGCCTGGTCGTCTATGTCGGGGTCTGACTCTACGCCGATGACCAAATCGGAGTCTTGTGCAAACGACGACGTATAACCAATCGCATCGGCGGTGATTTGCCTGCTCTTGCGGTTGCCCAATTTCCAACTAAGCACCTGCGTAGTACCGACAATTGGAATGTCGTAGCGTTGAGCCAATCTTTTCAATGAACGTGTTATGTTGGTCAACGCTTGCGGGGAACCCTTTGGTTCGCCATGTTCGTCGTCCATGAGATAAACTCCGTCAACCACGAGCAGGTCTGGTTTGTGCTGCTGTAGTTTCCCTGCGATTGCGCTCACTGTTGTGAGTGACGATATGTCCTCAGAGATAATGAACGGATGCATGTTTTTGCGTAAAAAAGTTGATTTTCGTATTTTTTCAATTTCTAAATTAGTAAGGTCGCCGCGCATCAATTTGGTGTGTGAAATTTTGGAAACTATTGCGTCGTACCGCGCCGATTGTTCCTCTGCACTCATCTCAAAAGAGATGTAGAGGGGAACCTTGCCGTGATTGTGAACGGCATTAGAAATTATGAGTGTAATGAGAGACTTTCCTTTTTTCGCTTCGCCAACCAACGTAATCAATTGTTGAGGACGCAAACCCGACGTAATCCTGTCCAGTCCTAAAAAACCAGTGGGCATTCCGCGAATTGCGTTGGGGGTGTCTTTCATCAACAAATAGCGTGCAATGCGCTGTTCCCACGTTTCAATGAGGTTGATGTCTCTCAATCTTGATGTGTCTGCGGACGCGGTTTGCAGGCCTTGTGCAAGCACGTTGATTGCTTGTTGCGTCTCGTTTTCATTGAGCAGCGGGACGGCTGAGGCGAGCGTTTCCACAATTTTATGATGGCGGTATGCACATATCAACTCTTCAATGAGGTTTGAAAACTGTTCACGAGATGTGTCTAGTAGTGACACGTTTCCGTATTCCTGACAGAACGCCCGTTCTGACGGAACGGCGCTGTGGTCACGCCAATACGTGATGACCCACTGCCATATGTCCGACCACTGTGCTGAAAAATGCTGCGGTTTCAATCCCGCTTCTATGACTGAGATGATTTCGTTTTCTCTAATGACTTTGCTGATTATCAAGTGTTCCGTGCTGGCCACTATGCAATCCACGCTTTCTTTTTGTCCACTACGTGAGAACGAAGTCCAATGATACTTGACTGTTGTTGGTTTTCAACGTATATGGTTTTTAACGAACGTTGAAATTTTAAATCGTATGCCAATTCCTCAACGTTTTCGTAATAGTGAACCGCTACTGATATTCCTTTTTTTGACAGCCATCGTTCTATCGGGTCCGTGGCTCCTACATCAATGAAGGTGTAAACGTCGGTTGAAATGCCGAGGCGAACGCACGAATCAATCATTGCCTTCAACGGAAGTTCGTGAGGTACAGACAATTGTATATATTTTTCCCAATTGTTTCGTTGTTTGTAAAACTTTGAAGCAAGTTTGTCGGGAATCGTTGCCAATACTCCTTCAAAAATGACACCCTGTCCTTTTACAGAATACTCAGCAATGTCGTTACCTTGCATTGCGTTGGTCTGTCCCCGATACTGGTACAAGTCGGCATGCCGAACTTATGATGGATACAAACCTGTCTCCGTAACGAATGCCCAATTTTTTAGGGTTGTACAAACTGGTAATTACCGTGGCAAGATTTGAGTTAATTCGTTGGTACAAAAGATTGGATATAGAACGAGTGGTAAACTCTGTTTCGTTTTCGTCACCCAGTCCGTCTAGCACGACCAAATCATACACGGACCTTATGTACTTTGAAAGATACGGACTCGCGTACTCTTCGGGAAGGGAACCGTCATTGTTCAACTCATCGTACATCATCTCAATGTATGTCGTAGCGGGGATGAAATATCCGCTGATTGGTTTTGAGACAACTGCCTGTTTTAATAAACCAATTGAAAGATGAGTTTTTCCTACTCCAGTTCCTCCAAATAAATACAAACCTGTGCCGTTGGACAGGTTTTCGTCGGCGTGTTTCAACCACGTCATAATGGCGTAGTGAACGTCTTGGTCGCCAACAGATTTGTCGTAGTTTTCCATTGTCATTGCTTCAAATCTTTTTGGTATTCGTGCATTTTTCAAACGTTCTTCCACTGGGCGGTTCCTCCAGTATCGTGCTCCTTTCCACTCAGTCATATCCTGTCCTAATCTCCAATTTGTCGTTGGGAAGAACTTCTTGATTGACGTTACAGGTGTCCATTCTAAAATGCATCAGGTATGATTCTTTGTCGGTAAACAATGTTTCGCACATCATACATTGATACAGTTCAACAGTTTCTTCTGTTTCCTTTAACGGTTTATTGTCAACTATTGAACCAAGAAAAAACCTCTGGAGTTTTTCAACAAAAAACCACCAAGCACTCATTTCCACTCCGACACGTCGCCGTTGATAGAGTTCTTTGTAACCCATGTAAGCAATTCGTCTTTTCTTTTGATAAACGCCGTCCACAACAAAACGTCGTGCGGTAGTGGTTTTCTTTTTATTTCGTAAAAAAACCTGTCAATCATAGAATGTAGTTCATTGTACGACGTACCGCTATCGCGGAGCGTTTTGAACGTCTTTGACAGCGCCAACGCATTTACTTCTCTGTTCATTGAATAGTCAATTGATTTGTTGAAATGGTACACAAGGGCCACGATTGTGTTCTTTGTTTGTGTTGTCATGTTTGCTGTCGTGGTTTTGGCTTCGTCGGCACCTAGCGGCTTGCCCCAATCATCGGTCATTTGAGCAACTCACCATCAATTTCATAACCGCTTGTTACATCGTTCATTGTTTCTCCCCTCTTGTAAAGAAGATTCTTGTTATGGTTATTCTTGTTTATAGTTATTCTTGATTGGGTGTCACCCGTGACACTGGGGGTAGTGTCTGCGGTGACACTCCCAGGGGTGTCACCCGTGACACTGGGTAGTGTCACCCGTGACACTAGGGTAGATGGGTTGTTAAAGTTTACTACGTACAAATTGCTTAACTGCCCTTTAGCGCCTACGCGAACTTTACGTATTAACACATTGGACGAAACAAGGCGATTGACCGCTCTAATTACCGTTCGTCGGGAATATCCAGTCAGTTTTGCCACGTGACCGTACGAAGTCGTGACCTCTTGCGTGTCAGAATCCATGTATAACAATATGGTTAATAATACCACTTTGCCAACTGAATCATTACCTAAATACTTAAGAACCCATCGTGGAAACGGTAGGAATGGTCCTGAAAACTTGTTCTTTGTCAATGTTGGTCCTTTGCATCTTATGTCGTTGCATGATATGCAAACATTTTGCTATACTTACAGTGGCGTAGTGTCCAAACGCCGCACGGGGTGCGGGCTGGAGGCCTTTCTACCTCCTTTCTGCTTTCAGCCCCCCCGTGTTTTTAGTTGAAGAAAGAGTTGATGTCATGAACTGTGCTTTTGAACGTCTTTGTCGTTTGGTCTTTGAACACGACAACCACCACTACAGCATCGTCTTCAGAAACCTTTTTTTCTTTTGACGACTCGGTAAGGAAATCAATAATGGTTTCCTTTGACGAAAAATCTTTGTCGGTTGCCCCCTGCGCTTTTGCCTGCTGACGCAGTTCTGTATCGGACATCTCTTCGTACTCCTTGCGAGTCACAGGAGAAAGAGAATCCACGGTGTTGTTTTCAACCGTGTCAACTAAACGAAACGGAGTGAGTCCTTGTGTTAAATCAATGACGGTGAAACCATCGTCAATCAACGATGTCACCTCCGCAGTTGAGTTGTCGCCGTTGTTTTCGTCCCACAGATAAAGAACGGTCATCTTTTCCAATTTTGCAGCGTTCATCATCGCAAGACCTGCGTTGCTATCGCAAATCGTACTCACAGCATTTTTGCACAAAATGGCAGGAGCATTACCGTCGTGGTATGCCAGATATTTTTCCTTGTTGTCAAGAAGCCAATCATATACACGGCAAACACCAATGTCGTTTGTTTTTCTCGCCAAGACGTGAAATGTTCTTGGCGTTGGCAGGTCGGACAAACTGTCTTCAATAACTGACAATGAAGAATTACCCGCGCCGACAATGACGTATTGATTCATGTTGTGCTCCTATTTAAGTGAACGTGCTCTAGCCATGTCTCCCATAAATGTAACCATGCGAACGACGCTGTGAATGATACCAGCAAGTGCGGCAACAACAAGACCGTCCATCCATATTTTTTCAGTCCACAACACCGCAACAAGTGCGTATGAAATGATGAGCGTGGCAACGACTTTTACCCACGGCATTGGCTCTTTCGGCAAAAACATGTCAACGATTTGTACAAGTTTGTAAACGGCAAGTGCGGCAAACAAAAGTTCCATCATTCTCCTGGTATCGTGTTCCATTCAATGGTGTATTGACCAATCATGTTAACAGGCATCAAGTGCTCTTCCACAATTCTTTCTGTGGCGGTAACGATACGGTCATAGTCAAGAGTGTAATAAGAAAAGTCTTGATTGTTGTTGCCACCGTCAGTCCCCCAACGATAATCGTAAACACCAACAGCATTAACTTGGTTTGCTTGCTTTACAAAACCACCGTAAACGTCATCTCCATCAAAGTACCGACCAACAAAATTTGGTTCCACTAACCAGCGTGAAACCACAATGGTTTCTCCAGGCTCAGCCAAAAACACCAACGCTGGAACTACGGCTTTTTCAAACTCTACGTAATTAATGCCTTTAGGTTGTTCAAGTGCAAACCGCCCAGCAGTTGCCAAACCAGGAGCGCTCGCATTGTAAAAAGAATCAGCAGCGTACATAAATATGTTTTGATTTGCGGCGTATTCTGTGTTCCAAGTATCGTAATACAAGTCTTCCCCAAGCGAATCAGGAGGATTTGTTTCAAGATACGCAGACACGAAATCATTATCAATTAATCGGTAATTAATAAAATAAGCACCTGACAAGTTACAATCAAAAGAAGTATAATAAGTAACGTCATTACGATAATAAAACGGTTTTCTTCCGTAAACAACCACGGTTTGAGAACCTGTGGCGTTTGAAGGAATTGTTATTTTAATACCAGTGCCGCCCGAATTGACGACCTCAACAGAATTCGCTGAAATTGCCTGACCCGCATAGTTCACTTCTTCAATAATAGGAATAGCGGAAGCGGCATTGAAAGCCGCCCCGTATGTGTAAACGCCCCAACCAACCGACGCTGCCGAATCAACAAACACGTTTGTTGTATACTCCGCTAGTACGCTGGCAGCAGTAGGGTTTGCGTTGTAATTTCGTATAGCGTCATCGTTGCGAGACGTGTCACGCAACGCTGAACCTCCGTCTGTTTTTCGCAGTGTGAACGGAGTGCGGTTTACATCAGACGGAGTTCCTGTAAAAAAGTTTAAATCCTGTTGTCGGAATTTGGGGTCAGAAACCAAATTAACACGTTGTGTGTTTACTTTAAAAGTGATTGTGTCGGGGTCATAAGAAACGTTACAACCAGTCAATGCCGAAATAAATGAAGCGGTTCCCGAAAACGTTCCTTTTTGTTGGCGAAGGTTAAAAATATTATTTAGTACACTTCTTAACCGTGAGGTTCCAACTTCAACACTTGACGTTGGAACTCCAAGTTGTTTTGCAACGGCGTCCAATGCTGGTGTCGGCGTACGAAGCGGGTCATTTATTACCGAAAGGCTGTCAATGAGAGAGCGAATTCGGTCCAATTCCCATCCAAACAACGACAAAAAAGAACGGAGAGAGCCGCCCACCTGGTAGTCAAGGGCGCGGTAATACTCAGGAATTTTATTCCAAAGGTTTTCTAACGATTCATAATATTTTGGTATTTGAATTGTTGATAACGCAATGCGTTCAAACCACTCGTTTGCCCCGTCAGAATACTTTAAAAACAAACCGTAGTACAACCATGTTCCTGGTTTATACAATATACTTATATGGTCATAGACCTCAACATATGTGTCTTCTGTGTATACAACTAGTGTTGTACCGTTTTCAACGGTAAGTGGCTCTCCGTATTGATTAACGGTTATGTGTAATTCTACGGGGGCGGTGTCTTCTGGGTTTGTTTCCAAACCGCGTTCAATAGTCCAATTAATTCGCACCGTACTTTCGTGTTTTAACAAACCATCTACAACAAGTTGTTCTAGTTTAAATGGAGCGGTCTCAAAAGAAACTAAGCCCGCTCCACCACTAAATTCAATAACATCGTCGCTACGAAGAGAAGAATCAAGACTGTCTTCTTTTCGTACATGCGAACCATCGTCGTCGGTTTTGCGAAGTTTAAACGAAGTTAAAGCCATTTATCCAGTAACTCCGCCTACGGTGGTGATTGTAAAAGTTCCCTTTTTTAACAACCCATATTGACCAGACGAAACCGTTTCGCTGCTGGGCAAGGACAATGTGGCATAGTCAACTCCCGCAACATCCATTATTGTTCTGTAAATAGTCCCCTTAGACAACGTTTGATTAAAAAACACGTTGTCAAACGCAAACAAATTATCAAGAGACTTGTTAACATCACTAAGAACACTGTTTGCAATAAAACCGTCTAGCACGTTTACGGTGGCGGTAATGTCTACTGCCGTAAGATTGATTACGCTGGCGGCAGTAACGCTTGCCCCAATCATTTGACGCGGCTCATAATAACTTACTATTTGATTTCTTAAATCGGAACTGACAGAAATAGAACCACTTCCGTAATTTAGATAGTCATCTACAAATGGTGCGGCGTAGACAACAACTGTTCCCGAACTGTACTCCGCAGTGCCCTTTGCAACACCGCCCACATTCAATACAAGGGCTTTATAATCGCTTAATGAAACCGCTCTGTTTTGTGTAGCAAAAGCGTTAGGAATGTTTACACGAAGTGACTCTAACGATTCTGCGTTCAAACCACCCGTTGCGGCAGACGACGAAAACACCGACAAATACTGACTTGGAGACGTTTGAAATTGTGTTATTCTGTTGGCTCCGACGTTTCCAGACGCCCCGACGCCGTGACGATACGACACAACCACCGATTGTCCTGGATTTGGAATTTTACCGTTGACTCCATTTCCAAACACTATTTCAGTTTCGTTTTGCGCGTTAATGTTGATTGTAAACACTTTTGAATTTGTTGCCGAATCCGTCAATTTATTAATGTAAACATATTCAACGGCGGATGGTAAACCATCCACAACGGGACCTTCTAAAACAGAAACGGTTACACTGTCACCAATTACTCTAGGGTAATACAAGAAAAATCTTTGATTAGCAAGACCATTAGACGTGCCCACCGTTTCATCAACGATTATTTGTCCTTCCACAACAGGAATGGAAGGGTTAAGAGAAGCAGAAGCAGAAGCAGAAGCAGTGGATGAAAAATACACAATCGGAGAAGTTGCTGTAGCAGGGGCAACGAAGACGGTATTGACAGGAACATCTACTGTTTGGTTTGCTGGAACGCCAGAGCCATCCACGACGACAACCGCAGTTGCCGCTGTTTGTAGTTGCGGAGAGTAGTCAAACAAACTTGCAAGTGCCAACAACGATTCACGCTGCGTAGCAGTTGTAATAAAGGCTTCTTTAGCAGAGCGGTCTACGTAGTAATGAAGAACGTCGGCAAAATACGCCCACAAATCAACTAACAACATTCCAAAGTCAGAGGGGTCACGAGAAGACCACTCAGGAATAAGTGCAGAGGCGCGAAACAACAAATCCGTTTTAATAGATTCGTAATCTCTATTTGAATAGTTAATAGACGGCATTAAATATCACTTTCCTCAGTAAACCTAGTTCCAACCGTTAGTCTTACCGTAGATACAGTTCTTGGAGCGACGGCATATTTAACAACAAGCGTCATTGAATTGTCGGGACTGTAAACACTGTCTGATTCGTCTTGTAGATACAAATCAATCACTTGTCCAAAAGACAAATATGTGTTTACATCACTTAATACATCTGTTTTGTAATCTGTCAAAATCAATGGGTCAATCAATTCAAAAATAAAAGAAGACAGGTTACCACCGTAACTAGCACGCATAATTCGTTCTCTTTTGGTTGTCATAAAATAATCTGCAATTTGCTGCCTTACAATGGTGTCAATACTGTCCGTTTCAGCAACTGACCCAAACTCAAACCTGAAAGGCACAACAACGGTCTTCACTGCATAGCCTCCATTAATTGAGTTACTTTTGTTTCTAAAATGGCAACTCTCTCCTCTAGTTTAGACGTTCCATCGGTTTGAATCCAGAATACATTGGAAAACGTGTTGTCATCAGTGCCCACCAATATTTGGTCTCCAACAACGGGAACCGCCCAACCAGAAGCGGTTAAAGAACGACCAAATAGTGAAAGAGCAACCTCAGACTTACCCAAAACGGCGGGAACGACGACGCGCACTTGCCCAGAAACAGAATTGGAATACGTAACAACTGCTCGGTAGGGTCCGCCAGAAACAGCCCCGTGAATGTGTTTAATTGTAGACATCTGTGTACTCCTTTTGTTGAACCCACGTATTGTTTATAAGTATCGGCAATGGGGCAGGAACGTATTTTTTAACTAAGGGAAATTTAGGCAATACCGCGTAGTTTCCTTTCTTTTTTAATTTTAACGCTGTGGTTAAGGAGTCGGTTAGTAATTCGTGCGAAACCGACTCAACATACCAAAAACCGTCAAACGTTCCTTTGTATCCATTAATGCTGACAACTCCACCAGGCCGTATGGATGGGTCTCCAAAAATTAACACCTCTGCAAAATGTTGGTTTGTTTGTTTGGTTTTAGACTGCACATATCTTTTTGCTTCTTCAAAAGAGTCAACGCTAACAGACAACGTGCTACCAAACCTGCTTGTTTCGGTAATTACCGTAGGTTGAGTGTTTACCACTTGAAAAGCGTCAACGTCAAGAAGAACACCATCATTGTTCAGGTACGCTATTGTTTTGTTTCCAACCTGCGTTACGACGTCAGACGCACCAATGGTTGAATCTATTGAAATAATGTCTCCAGGAGACGGAGAATACACAATTTGTTTGTTAAGCGTTCCTCGCAGCACGGTATACGAGGGTTGGTGTGCAAACGCCTTATCAATGTCCCAAATGTGAATGTGGGAATTACTGAGCGTCACGCAATAACCCAGTTGATTGCACGCTTTGACAATCAATTTCCACAATGATTCCTCGGTTTGAACAAGACGCTTAAACACATACGCATCTTTTGGAATGGTGTAACCAAACCTATATTTTTTGGAAATTTCGGAGACGATTGTTTCCAAGGAAACGTTTTCCCACGCCCTGGTATCTACGCCACGAAGAAGATGAGATGAACCAACACACACCATGGTGTAGAGTTGAAAAGGCTGACCGTCAACTGTGCCCTCATGCGTCACCGAACGTGCTTCTACATGGGATACATATCCAAAAAATTGAAATTGTTTACCTCCACTAATTTGAACAAACAATTGAATAGGTTTGTCTACATACTGATGAATGTATTCAGTCGGAACACCGACCAATTCAAGCGCTGCAATGTCGTGTTGATTTTCCGAAAAAGAAACTTTAACACGTTGAACAGAACGACTAGAAAACGGCGCGTCGGCCAGACGAACTCCCCACGTAATACCAAGCGTAGACAAATTTGTTGTAATCATAACAACGGAATCCTTACGACGGTTCCAGGATTGATAGAATCTGGGAAGTTAATTTGTGGGTTGTATTCAGCGATTAACCAGTACAATCTTTCATCGTTTAAGTGTTCTAAAGCCAATGATGCAAATGTGTCTCCTTGCACGGTCGTGCGCGTGAAGTACGAACGAGTAGTGGTTGTTACAGGAACGGACACAAGACGAGATTGCTTGTCAACCGTGTCGTACGTTGTTTGATAACGCGGCATTATTTACATCACTTTAAAACGGGGAGAACGCCAACTAGTGATATTAGCGGCTGTCTTTATACGGTCTGCGTCCTCTAACGCACGTATAAAAGGTTCGTTATTTTTAATAGAGTGTTTAAGTGGTGTAACATTATATGTAACGGTATTTACCTCAATTTTAAAATAATATGAAAGTTCATAGGTCGTGTTCAAGCCATAGACTATCTGGTCTGCAAGCCAGTTCTTTTCAGTGTATTTAGGACGAACCCAGTAAATTTTAACAAAGTCAGTTGCTTCGCCATTTTTCTTTGCATCCCACTTTGGCATAGCACCATATCTGTGCAATGGGCTATCAAATTTGTCGGACATGTTCCAAGGGTCACTGTGCTCATTCTTCCGCCACTGCCTATACCACGAAGACCAGTGCTCGGTGTCAAGATAATCTATCTGTAAAACTTCAATTAATTTTTCTACTCGCGCAGATTTTGGAGGTCCGTAGGCAGCAACGGTAATTCTGTCCAAATAAAATTTAAAAATACTACTAAAATCCTTATTTGGAAAGTCCTTTTGTCTCAAAGTTCCCGAAGGGTCTACCAAAGGATTTTTAACTCTAAAACACACAACAAGTGGAGTATATCCATACAAATAAAGGTTAGTCGTAAATTGACTAACTGTTAGCCAATCTACGTCATTAAAGTGTTTAAGTTGCTTTGATAACACGCCGTTGTTCCCCTGCCCTGGCAGGTTTGTTTGGAGCATGTCTATCATTGTTCTACTAACACCATTTCCAACATCGTGTTTAATTGCGGAAGATGGTAGAGGCTGTTTCTGCGTTTGGGAAAACGAATTAAACCACTGAGGTAGCGTCAGATAACGTTTAGTAAATTGTTTGATATTTCCTGCATAACGTAATTGTTTTGGATTCTTACCATCCCACGTATTTACAGGAACTAGCACCTTAGTAATGTCTGCATTTTCGTCTGGCATTATAAGAGTATATTTGTCATCACGCGGGAACGGTTTACCATAGTTATCACCAGCACTATTCCAAAGCATACCAACGTGCACTATATCTTGCAATTGTTGGTTTGCTGTGGTTAGAATTTGTGGGGTAGAAGCGCTAGGCGTTGTAATGGTTGACTTGTACCAATCTGCCAAACTATCAGTTAAAAAGGCTTTTCGTTTAGCAAATCCAAAATACAACGCTTGAACTGTGCAGTTAACTTGACAGATTGTTGGAATCATTTGCTGACTAAATTTTTGAAACGCCACGGCAGAGCCAGTAACAAAACCCTCAACCATAAACAAGTCGCCAAACACAATACGAACGGGCAACGGATTAATAAACGCAGAGTTTCCAAAATTCTTATTTTCCAATACCTTTTTAAAGACATCGTCCTTAAAATCGTCATCTTTAAGATACTGAACGTTGTTGTTGTTGTTGGTGTTTGTGCTGTTTGCTTGAGATGCTTGTTGAATTTCAAAGATTTTTTTATTAAAACTTGTAATGGTATCTATGACATCTTGCGAGATGCCCTGTCCAATTATTTTGTCAAAAATAGAAAGGTCGTGCAGCACGCCAGAGTACCGTGGGTCACTTAATTCACCAAGCATTGACATGTTTGTAAAATCGTTAGTAGTAGAAGAAAACACGTCCCCACGTTCGGAGTCCATAAATCTAAATCTTAAATCTCGGTCACGATGTGCAACCTCGTACTCACGGTTAAAAGTCATTGTAAAATTAAACGAAGCCGTTCCTGGAACAGGTTGGGTCAAGTTTGCAGGATTTTGTAACAGGGGGTTTACCGCTCCCTGACTTTGTGCCACGTTTCGTTCAATGTACTCTGGGTTAAATTGAAAGTTTAAACGTACGTTCCCAGTTGCTTTTGTATTTACAACTGTTAAAGGGGTGTCATTTTTGCCTACAGACGTTTGCCCAAACAAAATACTTCGCATAAAACCACGTCGCATTTTTGGCAAATTTTTGAAGACGCTATTTTCTTCACCCAATTTGTTGTTAATATGGGGAGGATTGGCACCAGGATAAAAGAAGGGGTGGTTGGCTTTACCATCTTCGGGCGCACCCCTACCTTCCAAAAGCCTTAAATAGTTGGGAAAATTTTCATTTACTAAATTTTGATAATCTTTATCATCTTTGTTGTAGTTACTCATGACGTCCTCACAGTCAATATTTTAATTTCACGGTCTATTAGTTTGGCAACTTCTTTTGCTAGTTTAGCCGCATCCGTACGCTCAGAACCAGATGAAGCCACATTAATTACAGGATTAATATTAAACGTTGTGTTGTTGGTTACCGCTTTCGTTGACACTGCAGTTGCTGGGGAACCAACCGACATTGGTTTGGGAGCATAGTCTGACGTCGCAGTTGCGGGGAAACCAACCGACATTGGTTTGGAAGCATAGTCTGAGGGGTCGCCAAGTTTTGCTTTAAAACCAGATTTACCAGACAACGGGTCATTTGCATCCCCTCCCCAATGGTAGTAAATGTTTTGGTTTCTATTAGGTGTTAAACCATCTGCCATTAACCACCCAGCGGCAACCTCAATGTTTTGTTGCGGGTCCCACAAACCAGAGTAATCTTTTTGGTATTGAGGAAACTTTTTAAACAAATCAAGTTTGTTATTTCCTAAAAGATTCAACTGCAAAAGACCAAACGAAAAATCACTAGTGTCAAAATTGTCGTTATATGCATTTGCATCGTATGTTCCTCCAGTTTCACGTTTAGCAATTTGAGTAAAATTGCTAACTTCATCTTCCGTAAGTTTGCGTCCACGAACCATAACTTTACGTAACTTGTCCGCAACGGTACTTGACGATTGGCGATTTTCTCCTCTTTTGTTACGCAAACGGCGATAATACTTTTTACGTTCTTCGTCCGTCTTACCGTGACCGCCGCCACGCTTGTTGTCCGCATCTGACGGACCGCCGCCACGCTTGTTGTCCGCATCTGACGGACTGGAGCCGCCGACTCCTCCACCAAAACCAGAATAGTTCCCCTCTGGACTATTGTTAAACGTAATTACTTGTCGTTCTGACGCAAAAGACGCCATAGACTCGGCAAGTGATAGTTGCGATTGAATAACAGCCGACAATTCAATGCCACTAGTCATTTGACCAGCGTTTTGACCTTGTGGGCTTGTTTCTCTAGTTTCACCAGTAGTACCAGATACGTATTTGCCAGTACCACCTCGGTCAGTTCCATGCGATGCTCCGCCCTCTTCGTAATCCCTACGGCTGGCTGGAATTACGCTGGGTTGGACGTGCCAAGGCTCAGCGTGGCGTGAAAATTCATCAAGACCATATTTACGAGCGTTTTGTTTCAACCATGCCATATCTTCTTTGGAAGCAAAACTAAGGTCTGCCGCCAATCCAATTTCGTGATACGACAACCCTGGAGGAGCGGTCATGGTTGCACCAGGCTTCTTTTCCCAGTATGAGCCTTCATAATACGTGTTTGTTTTTTTATCTGTTTTAACGTAACGCGATTTGAACAAATGCTCCTGTGTTTGCGGACTGCGGTATGCACCCCCTGGCATAATCGTGATTCCAGGACGGTCTTCCATCAAACGTTCCAAAGGGTCGCGCAAAGTTGGTTTTAATTGTGACAAGAGAGAGGTTTGCCCTGCAACACGAACTTTAGCGGTTGGGTTCTGAGCCTCAATTCTTCCTGTCCCCCCTCCTTCTCCACCGTCACCAAGCACACCGCCAATAGCCATTAAGGGAATACCAATTTGCGGAAAGAACGGAGTCAAACCCATTCCTAGCATTTGAGTCATTTTGGCAATAGGGTTTCCACGCATTGATGTTCTTGCGCCAATGATTGACGACAAAAAGTCCTCAAACTTCTCCAACGCTTTGTTAGTTGCCTGAAGGTTTTTCTCCATCTGGGCATAATTATCGGCCTGACGTTTGTACATTTGTTCTTCGCGGCTTACTTCCGTACGAGTAGTTTCTTCTTCTTGAGTGGCATAGTTCCCTTCAATACCCATAATGTTTCGGTGTGCTTTGTTAGATGGGTCGTAATAACCCTCACCGCCACGCTCTTTGAAAGAGATATTAGATTCTGCGTATTGAAGAAGCATGTCTTGCGCCCCTTCGTCCATTCCAGACATTGACAAACGTTGACGAAGCACCGACCCACTTTGGCGAGCACCTTGCAATATCTCACGATTGTTTAAACCAAGTCGTTCAATAAGTTCTTGATTTACTTGCATGGCGGATTTTTGAGTACCACCAATCCCGTACATACTGGTTCCTGTCATCATAAACATTCGGTTCACAGTGTCAGCCTGCGCCATGCTTTCAATGTATCCAGTAACATCTTTAGCACTTGCTGCATAACCAGTCAGCGCACGCAACGATTCAACAGAACTTGCCTGCATTCGTGCGTTCAAACCAGTGCGAGATTGCAATGCCAACAATTCATTGATACCGCCGTATCCAAGTTTGTATTGGCGTAAGGGGTCACGCAAATCACGCTGCACCTGCCCTTGACTCATGTTGTATTGTTGCTGCAGCACTACGCTCAAACGGTCGGCAGGTAGGGCGTATTGCTTGTTCTTGTCTACGCGGTCATCAATTGCCGCAATACCTTCTTGCAGGGCCGCAAAGCCCTTAGACCCAACAAACTTCTGCAAAACGTTTTTGGGTGCGCCGCCCGAACCCGCCGCACCAGCCGCTGCACCAGCCGTCGCCGCAGCGCCAGGAGGAACAATACCCAACGCGGCCATAATTGCAAGTGCATCGGCTGCTTCCGTACTTACACCCGTCCCTGGAGGAGGAGCCGTAGCCGCAGGCGGCATACCCCTAGAAGTGTCTAGATATCCAGCGGAACTAGAACTTTCACCCACTTTACCCATGGCAGTGGCTGCCTTATTTAATTGGGTAGTAAGGTCTTTTGCTTCCTTGGTAAGAGCCTTAAATTTGTCTTTTATTTTTTTGACGTTGCCATCAAGTTTGGTAAGTTCTTCGTTGAGACCTCTAAGCATGGTCAAATCAACGCTCAAGCGCGAGTTAACAACAGAATTGCCCATTGCACTTGCGGCGGTGCCTTCAGCGGGACTGTTCCCGCCAAGACCGCCAGATGCTAGGTTAGGCTCGTTGTTATCTACCACGGATTAGCCTCCAGTAGAGTTTTTCCAACGAGCCATACGAAACCAGTATGTTCGTTGTCTTACTGTCATGGATTTCAGGTCTTCTAGACCAAAACCTCCATACGTAGAGGCAATCGCTTCGTACTCCCAATATATTTTGACTAGATTAGCCAAATAAAAGTGTGACCCAATCTAGTGCTAGTACTATTTTAGCATTACAGTGGGCGCATTGGGTTTCCACCTCTTCCATGCGAGGCCCTGGCTGTGCCGAAAAAAGGGCTTTGACTAACTTATTGCGGTCAGCCAATGACAGCCCCCTTGCCCACGCCTCTTTTTCACTAGCGCTTTTACCTTGCAATACAACGCAACGAGAAAGAATATGCGTATTTTGTTCGGCAGTAGTTTTTCCCTTTTTACTGGCGACTTGACTATCCCCACCAGTAGGGTACGTTAATTCCACAACCGTGCCGTTTTTTAACGTTACTTTCATTGTTTCGTGTAAGTTGTGTTTTGGTTTTTCCATTTTAAAATCGGTTTCAAGGTCCATCGTTACGTCGTTACTACCACCACACTCACGACAGGACACACGAAACTCACGATGACGTCCATAAGTTGCTTTTAACACACCTAAGAACAACAGGTCACGGTCACCAATGATAAGTTCATCAATTATTTCTGCGCGTCCCAGCACATCAACGTTCCCAACAGACGTCACTCCCCGTTTCAACATGTGGGTCATGTATTCAGAGTACGAGATGCCTTTTTGCACGTCAAAGGCCGCCAATGCTTCTTCGTCGGTACCGTTTAACTCTCTAACCACTGCGGACATTTGCCATTCGTTGGTGAGAGGGTTTAAAAAACCCCGCATTAAGTCAACTTTAAGACTTGTTGGAAGGTCCACACGCGGTGCTGGTTCCACCAATGCCTCGTTAAAGGCGACAACATCTGATTGGGTATTGCTCATGTTTTGCTCCTAATTAATTTGTAAAATGTTGTTAATTTGCTGCTGCTAAGTTGTTAATTTGTTCATCGTTAAATGCAAGTATGAATCCTTCATGGTGGATAGTCATTTGTTGAATCAAAATGCCGTTATCACCAGCGTTAAGCCCGTTCATCGCAAAAACACCAGGCCAGCAATTGAACAACTTGAAACCCAGTCGTGCTTTACCAGGCTTAATATCACCCTCAGGAAGGTCCCCTCTTTGATAATAGCCTCCGTTGGTGTCGGCGGCAGTGTAAGGGTGGTCAAAAACCTTTACAATGATGTCGCAACGATAATCATTACCAAGAGCCAAGTTACGCAAACCAGTGCTTCCCGTAGCAGGAGCACCTGGCTGCGCCTGTGCTCCCTGTTGCCACGAATGTATGAATGTTTGCCATTTCCACATTTGCGCTTGATTGTGGAAAACACCACGACTGAACGAGACGGGAGGAAAGTCTGACTGACCCACCATCTTGTGCGGGTGCGTGTTCATCCCACCTTCACGGTAAGCAATAAGTTCATTAGTAACGCTGAGTCCCGACATTTCTGCAAATCCAAGACCCTCTAAACCACCAGTATGCGTGCCTAGTTTCTCAGCAGTGACAATTTGCACCTGAAACTTAAAATTACGAAGCGGGTCAGTACGTTGTGAAATAGGCATTATTACTCCTTAAACGGTTTCCGTGAGAGACGAGCCGCCAGTAAACTGGCTGACCTCAATTACAATAAATTCGGCGGGAGTTTGCAGTGCAATCCCGACCTCAACGCGAACCTCTCCGTTTTCAACTGTGTTTGACGTGTTGTTTGTTGAATCGCAAAGAATGTAGAACGCCTCCGCAGCAGTTCCACCCTTAAGACCTCCCGCCGACCAAAAGTCAGAAAGGAACTTGGACAGGCGAACTTGAATAGTCGTCCACAAACGTTCGTTGTTTGGTTCAAACACTGCAAACTCGGTCAAACGTTTTGCTTGCGCTTTAACATAATTCAGACTGCGGCGGGTGGGAATGAATTTAATAATACTGGTTTTCTTCAAAGTGCGGGCACCATTGACGATGACGCCTGCACCAGGAACTGCTTTAAACGTATTCACGTGCGCGTCGTACATCGTTCCTTGTTCAGCCTCTGTAAAAGGCGTCACAAGTCCAAAGGCTCCACGAATGTCGTACGCATAGCCAGCGGGTGCTTTAGCAACGGTACGTTCTGCCTCAACACGAGAATACAACCCAAGCAAAGCACCACCAGGAGCAGTGTCACGAATTGCCGCCGCCCCAGTTTTTGACGGGTCCACCATCTTCAAAATGGGATAATAGACGGCACCGTAAGAGGAAGCGCTGTAGCCGCTGATTGCCGCAATAGCATCAGCACCGCTGGTGACGGTGGCTGGGTCAATAACAACAAACACATCACCACGGTTTTCCGCATACGTAAGAGCATTGTTAACCACGGAAGCCGTCGTCATGTTCACTAGGTTGACAACCAACTCTTCATTAACAGCGTCAAAACGCGACACGGCATCATTCCAGTCGCTGTTTGCAACGCTGACCCCGTTAGAACCAGAGGCAAGAGCGGAATTGGCGACAGCCGTGACTGTAAATGCGCTCGTGTACGCAGCAACGTTAGACACGCGAACGTACGTAGAGTAGGTATTGACCACCGTAGCCACATAACGGTTTGACGACGGGTCAAGACTGACCTCACTCCAACGCTCAACTTCCGTTCCGTCAAGTTTGACAACGAGGTTAAACGTTGGTTCATCGCCAGTTTCAAGTCCAGCGGTAGTGGTAACAGTAAGACCGTTACCCCAAACACCAGCGTTTTCCGCAGAGACAACAAACACGGTCGTTGAACCGCCGCCGTTAACCGTTCCAAGCACATTTACAGAAGCGGCTGCGGCGTGAGATGAGTCATATACACGAGACACAAACCCGCTGCGACCACCGTTGGCAAAGTAGTGGTACACAGCGTATGACAAATCACAAGCAGTATCAATGTCACCATAAAGTGCTTTATACGCAGTCCATGAGTTAACTCGTGTTGCGGTGATGGGACCACGGGGCGAGGTTCCAACAAAACCAGCCGCAACGGTAGCCGAACCAACAGGGGACGTAGTGGCAAAAGCGCCTTCTGTGACGTAAACGCCAGGTCGTGAATAAGCCATTATGAATTACTCCTTAAGAAAAGTATACCTTAAATAACGGGACTTTACTGGTAGTAAGGGGTGTAGTATCCATAAAATTCAATCAGAAAACGTTTCTGATGAACCGTCAGCCATGTTGTAAACACTTCCGTTGACACTGTTGATTCTTTCAACGTTGCCAACAATCTTAGTCACCGCGTGGCGACCAACAATCCGAGATGACGGAATTTCAGCGGTCATTTGTACGGTGTAAACTTTGCGAAAAATACGCTTGCGATAGCCTGCCTCTGGGTCAAGTAGGTCAGCCGTCGTCCAGTCCAACAAATCCAAACGACGTATGGTGTTGTCTGCTCCAATATCAATAAAACCACGACGCCACGGAAACACTTCAGTAAGTATTTTTGCCGTCAAATGACGGTCATGCAACGCCGTTCTAGTAAATGTTGAAATTTGGTACAGCAAGTCAATTGGAACATGCTCGTTTGCTTCCAAGTATCCGTAGTTGTTTTTACCAGTTTTAAAACTAAAAGTACTAGAGACGCTAGGCCAGTAGTCCATTCGGTTGGCAGAACCTGCTGGAATCGGGGGAACGTTATTTGCTCCAGTTCTAAAAAAGATATCGGATTCAGAATGTTGACGGTTCCTGGCGTGGATGATATCAATATGTTCAATAGTGATAAACGGATAAGAACGCTCAGTTTCGCTTTCTGGGTAACGGAAAAAAACCTCAACAGAACGGGCGTTATTTCGGT